TAAACTGCCTCCTGAAATTAGAAGAGCAGGCAGAGATGTATTACAAGCAACTAAAAGAAATCTACCAATTGGTAGAGTTACAGGTGGAAGAGCATTCCCACCTTTTGGATAATTATAACAAGGAGATAATATTATGGCATTGCCTATATTAGATACAGCGACATATGAGTTGACATTACCATCAAGTGATGTGCAGGTTAAGTATAGACCTTTTCTTGTAAAAGAAGAAAAGATTTTATTACTGGCCATGGAATCTGAAAATGCAGCTGAAATAACAAAAGCATTAAAAGAGATTGTTCATGCATGTACATTTGGTAGTATAAATGTTGAAGCATTACCTACATTTGATTTAGAATACATATTTTTAAATATTAGAGCTAAGTCAGTTGGTGAGGTGGCAAAACTAAAACTACTATGTCCAGATGATAAAGAAACTTACGCAAATGTTGAGTTAGATTTGTCAAAAGTTGAGGTGCAAGTTGATGACGAACACAGCAACACGATACAAATTAATGATAAAATTAAAATGATTATGAAGTATCCTACATTAGATACATTTGACCCGACAATTGATGCAAGTAAATTAAAAACTGAACAATTGTTTGACATTATTGCAAACACGGTTTATGAAATTTATGAGGGTGAGACGGTTCATAAAGCAAATGATTATAGTAAAGAAGAAATGAAGAATTTTATTGAATCACTAACAAGTGACCATTTTGCTAAAATTCAAAAATTCTTTAATACTATGCCTAGATTGCAACATGAATTAGAGATTGAAAACCCTAAAACAAAAGTGAAAAGTAAAGTAGTGCTGAGCGGGCTACAAAGTTTTTTCGTATCGCCCTCTCACATGACAACCTAGAAAACTATTTCCAGGTCAACTTTGCTTTAATGCAACATCATAAATATTCTTTGACAGAGTTAGAGAATATGATACCATGGGAGAGGGAAATTTATGTTGATTTACTAGTCAATCACATAAAAGAAGAAAAAGAAAAGGCTAGAGAACGAGAGAGAAGGAAGTAATGGCTGAACAAACTAAAAAAGTAAACTTAGAACTAGAGATTGATACATCAACTGTAGATTCTAGTAAAAATAGGTATCAAGGTTTAATTGACCTTGCTAGAGCAGTTGATAGTTGGAGAATATTCCCTAGAGTATTCATTACAACTTATATCTTTTTGTTATACAAAGTTGTCATTTGGTATATGGCATTGCAATCACCAACTATGGAACAAAGTGGGTTAGTTAGTATCGTTGTAGGTGCTGGCGCTGCCTGGTTTGGTCTATACACAGGAACAAGTAAGAAGAGTAAATAGAAATGGCTTTGAGAGATTCAATAGTAGGTGCAATAACAGCTGGACAAGGGGCAGTTGGTTCTGCCTTGACAGGTGGTGGCGCTGCCATTGCTTCAAATGATAATGGTACAATACCTTTATTAGAAGACCTACGAAGTATCTCCAGAGAAAACGAAGGCAACACACAAAGACTTACAGATGTCTTGCGTGATATGTTTGCCTTTGATAAAACAAGATTTGCTCGTGAAAGAGACCAACAGAGAGAAATGGCTAAAGAGGCCTTACAGGCACCAGCAGCTGGTGGTGCAGGTGGTGGCATGGGCATGGAAGATATTACAGGTGGTTTCGGTGCAAAAGGTTTAGCCGCTATCGCTGCCTTAGCTTTCTTTGCAAAAGACATGGGTATGAATACAGACATACTCAAACTACCACAACAATTAAAATCTATGAGAGCAATGGCTACCTTTGCAAAAGGCATTGGTACAATAGGCACATTAGGTTTTGGTCCTAGAATTGTAAAAGATATTCAACTAATATTAAATCAATTTGGTGGTAATATTAAAAACATGATTAAGACAAGTGTTGGTAATCCTATCATGTCTAAATTTGATGAGTTTGCTAAGTTTGTAAAAAATAGTACACTTGGTGGTGTATTTAAATCATTTGATACAAAAGTATTAGTGCCAATTAAAAACTTCTTTACTTTAGGTAAAGGTGGTGGTGCGTTTGCAGGTATATTATCATTATTTGATGACGCTAAAGTTGCATTGATGAGAGTTGTAAAACCAATAAAAGGTTTCTTTACAAATTTAACAGGTAAAGGTGGTTTATTTAATGCAGTTGACGGACCAATTGCTTCAATACTAAAACCAATTCAAGCAATAGGTAGAACTATAGGTAAATTATTCTTACCATTGACAATCATACTTGGTATATTTGACGGTGTATCAGGATTTATGAAAGAGTATGAAGACACAGGTTCTATTGTAGATGGTATAAGAGGCGCAGTTGTAGGTATTGTTGATGGATTTATTGGTACATTTGTACGATTGATTACGGATTTAGTTGGTATGGCATTAGAGTTTTTAGGTTTAGAAAATCTTGGTAAGTTTGTTACAGAGTTTGGTGAAAAGATTACAGGTTTCTTTGGTGACGCAATAGGTGGCATTGTAGATATAATTACAGGTATATTTACATTAGACTTTGATAGAATACTAGGTGGTTTTGGTAATCTATTTTCAGGTGTAGGTAACTTTTTCTTAACAGTATTGACGGCGCCTATTGATATGGCAGTAAACTTTATTAAAGATATATTTGGTTTTGGTGACCCCGATAAGCCATTTAGTTTAATTGATTTCTTTTTAGGTGATGACGGTCCTGTTATGGGTGCGTGGAACTGGTTTAAAAGTTTATTTACATTTGACTTTGCTTCATTTAAAGAAAAGTTATTTAATATGGGACAATTATTTAAAGGTCTTGCAATGGGTGGTGTTGCAGCTGCCAAGGCAATATTACCAGGTGGTGAATCGCCAGGTGAAGCATTTAAAAGAGTATTTGATAGTTATACAAAAGGTAATGAAGTTTCAACAGATGTTGAAGGTGGTGCAAATGACATACAAAAAACTATTGTAGAAGATGTACAAGGTAATGTAACAGAAACAACTTATAAAACAAATACAATTAATAATGCAGGTGGCACAAATAATGGTGGTGTTGTAATTGGTACTATTGATAACTCGATTAAAGACCAAAGTCAAAAAGGTTACAAATCAGAAACTTCATATGCGCCATTATCTACTGCTACAGACCCATACTTTGATAGAATTAATTACAATGGAGTTTACGGTTAATATTGACCAAGGTCTTTTCGGTAATAATCTTAAATTGCATACCATTATCTTCACAATAAGCTTTAGCTGCATTCCACTTGGCTTGATTTTTAATATACTCAAATGATTCACGCATATACGATTTTGTTTTCTTTTTTGGTGCTTTGGGTTTTACTGCTTGGCGGGAGGGTTTTATCTCAATCATGTACTTATCATTATTCACCGTCTTTACAACAAAGTCAGGAAAATATCTATGATATTTCTTGTCTAGCGGGTTATAATATTTAACAGGCAATTCTTCACTTGCCCAAAATTGTATATCTTCATTGAGGTCACAATAACGCATGAACCGTCTTTCTAATAATGACCGATATACTATTTGTTTGGTATTGCCTATGTATTTCTTAGGATTGGTTGGTCTGTATAAACCCTTATAACTCTTTCTCATATATCACCTATAATCTATATAAATATTACTAACTAAGGATTATTTATACATGGCATTTAAATCACTAAAAAATCATATATCTAGTTTGGCAACACCATTCTTAACTGATATGGTTGGTAATTTTATGAATTCAGGCAGTCAGAAAGACGCAGGTAAAGTATCAGCACAACTATTGAAAAAAGGACCATTTGATATACCAGATAGTCCATCACAAAAGATTAGAGAAAATCCATTATCATTTAATCCTGTACAATATCCATTAGACTTAGGTAGCAATGAACTTGGTCACTATATTATATTTGAATCAGGTTTCTTAGGTTATAGTCCACAAACAAGTGGTTTTTTAGAAGCATCAGCAAAGTCTGGTGCAAGAACAGAAAAGTTATCAGCAAAATTACCAACAAGAAGTACAATGACAACAGCGATTGCATTGTATATGCCACAATCAGTTAAAGTTGGTTACACACAAAATTATGATAGTGATACAGAAACAGGTTTAGCAGGTACGGCTGAAAAAGCAGGTTTAGAAATCGCTGACGCAGAGGGAGCGGCTGCTAAAGTTGAGGCTGCTATGCAAGGTATCGTAGGTGGTGTTGCTACTCAAGCAAAAGAAATTTTAGGTGAGTTTGTATCACTAGCAGGTATGGGTGACCCCGTAAGATTTGCAGCTAAGAGAGCTGGTGTCGCAGTTAATCCTAGAAACGAAGCATTTTACAATTCACCAAGTCAGAGAACATTCTCATTTGAGTTTGATTTTTGGCCTAGAAATCCAAAAGAGGCAGACGCAGTAAAAGATATTATTACAATATTTAAATATAATTCATCACCTGGTTTTGCAGATAAAACTATGCAATCAGTATTTACAGTACCAAACTATTGGAAAGTTAGTTACATGTACAACAATGGTGAAAACCCACACTTAAATA